GTGAGTACGAAGTGTGGTTGGCTGAGAAGTTTCACGCACCTCGCGCTGTTGTTGATTTGATGAGAGCAAATATCTCAACTCACGGCACCACGTTGCATGGCTGGAAGTACAAATGTGATGGGACCCGCAAGAGCGGTGACCCATACACTTCGTTGATGAATTCCATTATCAACGCTCTATCTCACCTTTTCCTCTACTGTCGTTGGACAGGGAGGTCTGTTGCAAGTGCTCGGAAAAGCATTCGCATGTTGGTGCAGGGAGACGATAATCTCATGAGACATGTTGAACGCTGCCGATTTGATTGGCAGAAAGGCATGGCATCTCTGGGATTTGACAGTGAAGCTGTCTATCGTAAGCATTTGGACGAGGCTGAGTTCTGCTCTAACCGTTTATATTTCACCTCGGGGGGGTGGGTGTTTGGTCCTAAGCCGGGCAAGGTGCTCGCAAAGTTCGGCTATGTTATCAATCCACCTGCCGGCGTCACGCGAGAGAGCGTGATGCGCGGTGTTGCTTTAGGCTTGCAGAAGTCTTGCAACTTTATTCCCCCGATTAAATCTGTCATCACACGTGTGTTGGAACTGACTGCCGGTAGTGATGCCTGGTATGAGCGAAAGTTTCTGGAGCACACAATGAAAGTGCGTGAGTTTTATGAGCCAACTGTTGATGTCCACCTCTCTCTTAGTGACCAGTATGACTGGGACTTTGGTAAGCAGAAGTCGTTGGATTTGGCTCTCTCTCGCATGAAGCTTGGGGACTCTTGGGAGTGCCCCTTTGCTCGTCTCCTGTTTGACCGTGATACATCCGGTCCTCAAGAGATTTTCTGTGTGATGGCAGCTTAAGTGGCTATAATATGCCACTTTGCCCCAAGCCACTTGAGGAAGCAGCAGTTGTACAGTAAGCTGCGTAATATCTGTTATTGTTACAGAATCCTTCAATGCCGGTGGGTTTAAAATTTCATGAGATATTTTAAAGGATTTCTCTGGTAAACCAGTTCATCTGGGAGTATAAATTAAAATGATATAGCGCTCGACCATTGTGGCGGTAACGTTGACCTGTTACCTTAATTAGTCAGTAGGAAGTCTGACATCCATTGTGTGTAATGCTACCTGCAGTAATTGAGAAGCAAGCAGTGACAACCGGCCATAGCAAGCAAGCGGCTTGCTGTAATGAGTTGTACTGCACGTGCTTATACATATCTGTGTGAATGTTGTAAATGTCGTGCCATGATAGAACCGTGTGTTTCTTATTGGCAGTTGGCACATTCACAAGTCAGCCGGTCACAAGTCCGTTAAAAGCAGAGTGCGCTATAGCCTAAAGTTTTCCGTTATTGAGAAAACTCCCTGTGTAAGCAAGGTGATTAATGCTTTACGAAATAGAAATTTGAGGATACCGATTTAGAGACACTTAGTGAGCTAGATTGATGCTGTGGACAAATTATTGACAGACCTTTGAGGATATTGCTTGATGGAACACCACCTGAAAAGTGATACGCAGCACCTCTTACGTGTCAGTGATTTGATTTGCGGCTATAAATCTAATGTAATCCAAAGCTTGTCTATGCGAGTTCCTCATGTCCATGTCGCCCATGTCTTCTTTTCAATCCAAAAAA